AGAAGGGTTCTCAGTACTACAACAAGTACACAAAAAATGAAATCATCCTGCAACTTGGCAAGGGATCTGGAAAAGACTTTACTTCAACCGTAGCATGCTCCTACATTGTATACAAACTTCTATGCCTTAAAGACCCAGCAAAGTATTTCGGTAAGCCATCTGGAGATGCTATTGACCTAATCAATGTTGCTATTAACGCACAACAAGCAAAGAATGTTTTCTTTAAAGGATTTAAATCAAAGATTGAAAGGTCTCCGTGGTTTGCAGGAAAGTATAATGCAAAAGCAGACTCTGTTGAGTTTGATAAATCAATCACTGTTTATTCTGGTCACTCAGAAAGAGAATCACACGAAGGTTTAAACCTTTTGCTTGCAGTACTTGATGAGATTTCTGGTTTTGCATCTGAGGTTGGAACAGGCAATGAACAGGGAAAGACTGCTGATAATATCTATAAGGCTTTCCGTGGATCAGTAGACTCTCGCTTCCCTGACTTAGGCAAGGTAGTTCTTCTATCCTTTCCAAGATATCCAGGCGACTTTATTTCAGAAAGATATGATGATGTTGTTGCTGAAAAAGAAGTCATAGAAAGAACACATAAGTTTATAATTAACCCATTGCTTCCAGAAGATAGCGCAGACAACACGTTTGAAATTTCGTGGGATGAAGATCAAATCACATCATACAAATATCCTGGAGTATTTGCATTAAAAAGACCAACGTGGGAAGTAAATCCTACAAGAAAGATTGATGATTTTATGATTGCATTCATGACAGACCTTGGAGATGCCATGATGCGCTTTGCATGTGTTCCAACCTTTGCTTCTGATGCATTCTTTAAACAGGCAGAAAAAGTAAGAGCGTGTATGACTCTAAGAAATCCAGTAGATAATTTTAAAAGGTTTGACGAAGCATTCAAGCCAGATCCAACAAAGAAGTACTATGTTCACGCTGACCTTGCACAAAAACACGATAAGTGTGCTGTTGCTATTGCACATGTGGAAAAATGGGTAAACATCCAAGTCATCAATAACTACGAACAGGTAGCACCAATAGTTGTAGTAGATGCAGTAGCGTGGTGGGAGCCAAAGGTAGAGGGGCCAGTTAATCTGTCAGAGGTTAAACAGTGGATTCAGAATCTTAGACGACTTGGGTTTGATATTGGAATGGTTTCCTTTGACCGTTGGCAGTCATTTGATATTCAGAATGAACTGAAACAGGTAGGAATGAAAACTGATACTGTTTCTGTTGCAAAGAAGCACTACGAAGACATGGCTATGCTTGTCTACGAGGAAAGACTTGCTATGCCAGCAATTGATTTATTATTTGATGAACTAACACAATTAAAGATTATGAAAAATGATAGAGTTGACCACCCACGCAAAAAGTCAAAGGACTTGGCTGACGCTGTGTGTGGTGCTATTTTTGGGGCTATATCTCATACTCCTAAAAATACAGACACTGAGGTAGAGGTTCATACTTTTAGGGATAGGCCTAAGCGAGTTGACGAACTACCTGAGAACGTGATACAATATAAACCTAGCCAAATAGAAGAAATAAAAGACTATTTGGACAGACTAAAAACACTATAAACAAGGAGAATAACGAATGAATTCATTCAAGAAGATCGCACTAGCCGTGGTTGCAGCCATGACTTTGGGCATGGTCGCCGTAGCACCTGCAAATGCTACGGTAATGACAGTAGCAGTAACCCTAAACGGTACAGCAAACACCACTAACGGTGTAATCGCTACACCTGCTGCATTGCCAGTCCCAGAAGACAACACAATTGATGCAGCAGATGCACTACGTTTTGTAGCAACAGTTGCAGCAGGAACATCAGTAACTGCAAGCGCAACTAACGCAACAATCGTATCTGCACTACACACATCAGCAGCACCAGTAGGAGCATCGTCAGGATCGTCATCTTTGACAATTGCAACAGGAACTGGAACAACTGCAACATTCTTTGTATACACAAAGACAACAGCAATTGGTACCGTTGTAATCAACAATGGTGGAACAACTCTTACATACTATGTACAGGGAACCGCTGGAAAGATTAACAACCTAACAGTTGCAGCACCTGCAGCAGGAGCAGCAGGAACAAAGCAGGATATCGTTGTAACTGCAACAGATGCATTTGGTAACAAAGTATCTGGTAAGTCAATTACAGCAACAGTCTTTGCTGCAACAGCAGTACTAGACACAGCAACAGTAACAACTGGTGCTACACTAACAGATTTTGGAACAGCGACCTTCAAGGCAACTCTTCCAACAACAGGATCACGTTCACTTATTACATTTGCACCAACAACATCATCTGATGCTGTTTCAGCAGCGGTAGTAGGCTTGACTGCTCCAACACTTGCACCATTCGCAGAGATTGCAGTTCGTGATCTAGTATCAGAACTTGCTGCTGAGAAGGCTGCTAAGGATGCAGCACTTGCTGCAAAGGCTGTAGCAGATGCTGCAGTTGCTAAGGCTGCTGCAGATGCAGTTGCTGCTAAGGCTGCTTCAGACAAGGCTCTTGCTGATGCAAAGGTTGCTGCAGATGCAGCACTTGCTGCAGCAGTTAAGGTAGAGGTAGATAAGGCTGCTGCTGCTAAGGTAGCATCAGATGCTGCTCTTCTTGCTAAGGATGCACAGATTGCTAAGTTGACTGCAGATAATGCTGCAGCAATTAAGTCACTTAAGGATGCTTTCAACAAGTTGGCTCGCCAATGGAATTCAAAGAATCCACGAGCACGAGTTGCTTTAGTTAAGTAATTAGTCCAACATTAAAGGGGTTACCAATTACGGTAGCCCCTTTTTTGTGCAATAAAATGGTATAATCATCCTATCAGACATCAGGTCTGCAAGGGGGAAGGCAAATAAAGCAATTACTACGCATAGCGACAGCCACACTATTAGCCTTTGGATGGCTTCTAATAGCCCCCACAGAGGCTCATTCTGACGATCCTATAACAGTAGGTGCACAGAGGATAGAAGCCCTTAATGAGAAGGTCTCAGACCTTACTAATAGCGCTGAGTTGGTCTCCCTTATTGATGTTGCACAGGACAAGTATGAGGCTGCCGTAAGTGCCAGGGATAATAAAATCTCAGCAGAAGAAGCATATGATGAAGCAGTAGAGACAGAATCAGAATCTCTATCAATCCTAAATACAAAAATATCAAACCTTTCCTTAGCCCAGTCCTCAGTAGATGGACAAACAGCCACAGTTGCTTTAGCCTTAACACACAAAGATGATGCTCAAGAAGCATTGTCCATAGCCAACATTAATCTTCAAACAGCCCAGTCTAATATGCAGTCTGCTGGAGGACAAGGTTTGGCCTATACTGTTTATCATTTAACAAGAGCATTCCCTGGCATAGCCGTGCCAAGTGGTGTAATTTGTTCTGGAACTTGGAACTCAAACTCAATGCAACTTCCTGTGTGTGGTAATAGATATGAAAACTTTATAGTTAAATTTACTGGACAGATCACAGTACCAAACCACTGGACAACAACATACTTTGCAGGATCAACAGATGATGGTTTTAGAATGTTTATTAATGGGCAACTTGCTATCAATAACTGGGTGGAGCAGGGAGTACGGTGGAGCCCTTTTTCTCCAGTATACGATGTTAGCGAAGATAAAACATTAGATGTAGAAATTTGGTGGTACAACGGTGGAGGGCCAGGATCTTATCATCTTGGATGGGCTATTCCTGGAGGATGGACTGGAGCAGGTTGTGATTACACTGGTGGTTGGGGAGTAGACTTTAGTTGTAATCTTGGAACATTTTCTTCTGGACCAGGCGCAACACAAGAGCAGATAAATGATTATAACCAAGCACTTGCAGCAAGAACATCTGCTTTGGCAGTTTATAACGATAAGTTATCTGTTTACAATCAAGAGGTTGCAACACTAAATGAATTACAAGATGATTTAGAACAAGCACAGGAAGAAAAAGATTCTGCAGAAACCACATACGAGATTGCAGAACTAAATACTGCTTTAACATTAGCAGCAAAAGATTTAGCAATTGAAAACTACAATAATGCAATTGAAGATATGAATGATGCAATCACTGCTGCTGAAGAAGAGTACGCTTCTCAATGGGATTTTGAAGAGAAGCAGAGAATTAATGCTGCCATTGCTACTGCCCTTGCAAATATGCCACAGCCAGAACCAACACCAAAGGTTACAGTTGAACCTACTCCAGAGCCTTCTCCAGAACCATCAACTGAGCCAACTGAGGAACCTACTGAAGAGCCTACACCAGAGCCCTCTCCAGAGCCTACAGACGAGCCTACAGAAGACCCTAAGCCAGAGCCAACTGAAGATCCTACGCCTGAACCAGAACCAACAGATGAGCCAGTCGTAGAGCCTACAGAAGAGCCAACTCCAGAACCTACACCAGAACCAACTCCTGAACCAGAACCAACAACTAATCCTGAAATAGAAGATGAAGATTTGTCTGAACTTATTCCTGAAAAGGGTACAGGAACAGCAGAAGATTTATCTGGAGTTATCGCTAACCTTACAAGCAAGGATAACAAATTAGTTAAACTTTCACCAGAGCAAGTAGCAGCAGTTAGTCAGACACTTAAGTCGTTAACACAAGAAGCAAAGGCAGAAATTGCTGAAGACCTTGGTATTGCTCCTACAGAAGTAGCAAAGATTGCTGAGCAGATGAAAGAAAACCCAGCACTTGCTTCAGCATTTGTTGAGTTCGCAGAAAGAGCAGGGGATGCAGGAGAAACCCCAATGCCATTTACATTAGCAGATGCAGTAACAGAAGTACAAACAGAAGCATTCTTAGCAGACCCACTTGGAGCATTGTTTGAAGTGGATGTTACAGAACTCCTATCTAATTTCTCTGAGTTAGGTATGGATATGACAGACGATCAGAGAGAAAAAGCGCAGGAAGTAATTGTCCCAG